AGGCTCTAGAGTTCATAGTAATAGCGAAAGCAGAAGAATGACTGGTGGTGTTGTTAATAATTATAATATAACAATTAACGCTAAAGATACTTCTAAGGCAGAAATGAGAAGAATAGCAGATGAGATAGGTAGGATGGTATCTTCTAAAATAAATAGAAGAACATCTAACAGGTCTTCGATGTGAGGTGATTAAGTGGTAGATTATGTCTATTTGAAACTACAAAAATTTAGTGGAACTGATTTGAATGTGGACACCATACCATTAAAAGTTCAATCTGTAAGCGTAGCAGTAGAAAAAACCGTTCCTAACATTAGCATTCCCTTTGCGGGATTAGCAACTGGTGAGTCGGAAAAAATAGCGTTAGATTTAGGAATGGCAACTAAAAGATTAACACTAACCGGATTTATATTAGATACACAAATAAAAAGAAGCCACACAGAAACGGGCGACCCTGCCACACCCATAGCATTAGAATTTACTGCTCAAGAAATAGCACAGTTGATTGCTTCAGGTGTGGATGCTACAGGATTAACTAGATACCAAGCGTTCAATGAATTATTAGTTTATATGGATTCTAAAGTAAATGAAAATTATGAAGATAGAGGTAAAGCGGCTGACTCCAATGTTGATAAATTAGGAACTATTATAGAAAAAATACCTCTTACTTTTGCCGCTAGGGGAGATGCTTTCAGTAAAGATAATACTAATATTGTTAGACCGACTTCATTTCCTTCTGCGAATTCAACTACGGGAATCAAAGGATTCGTTTCATCATTCAGTTATGATTTGAATGCGGAATCAGTAGAGATTAGTTTTAATATGGAATTTACAATAGCCACAGTATTGCCTTGAGGTGAATAGATGTCATACAGTATATTTGCAGGAAAACAAAAAAGTTTGGTTTTTCCTATAATGTGTAATGGTTTCTTAACAATTGATTATGCAAAGAATGTTCCTGATGCTACAACATCAGCAGATACTAGTGATGATATTCCTTATGGTATTTGGGCGCATAGAGGTTCATTTACATTTGAGGCTATAGTAACGCCATATGATATTAATGGGTCGGGAACATATACTTCTAATCAAGTTCATTTGCCTCAAAATTTCTCTAAAAAAATATTTCCCGAAAGCGCACAAACAGCCGGATTTGTCTCAACAGAAGAAAGCAGTTTGTATATGTATAAAGGTGAAAGACTAGACCACAGAATGACATTATTCTATAGCCCAACTTTTCAAGTATTTCTACAGAATGTATCTAAGCATAACTATAGAAATCCGGCAGAATACAAAATAGTCGTAAAATTAAAACTCGGCAGTAATTCTATTGAAACATTTACTAGCCCTATAGCAATACAGCCAACCAAAGACACATATGTAAAATATTCATCTTCCGATACTTTCAATGGATTAGATGCAAACGGCAGAACTGCATTTATAAAATTAGGAGAGTCTGCCGTAGGTTCTTTTGGCTATACCGGAGGAAATATGAATGGAACATTTGTAGTGCATAATAGTGCATTTCCTGTCAATTCAACTGTTCATGGGGCGCAGGATGTATTTGTTAAGGATGGAGATTCTTATTTTCAAATAGGAACACTAAAGAATCTAGCCACTACTTTTCTTTCTATTCATCCTAATAGTGGGCCAATTACAGACTATACTTCTCTATTGAATTCCGGAGCAGAAATATTTATTGAAGCCGAAAAAGATTGTGCATATGTAAATAATCTTTTTCATGTTGCCTGTTCTTATGATGATACCGATAAGAGAATAAATATATTTTTAGATGGTAGTTTAATATTTACAGGCACTAGTTCTAATACAGAAACATTTGAGTTTTTAAGAGAAAATATGTATATTGGTGCTAATGCTACTGGAACACATGGCGGTGCTTTTAATGCTATCTTAGAAAATAGGGGAGCAAGAGGGGGAGGAACGAATGCCGATTCTAGTGCAGTAACCAATGAACAATTTATGGGGGAATTACATGAGATGTCTTTTGTAAATATAGTTAGGAATCAATTTTCTAGTATAACCAATCTCACACCCAACTATGCTAATACTTTGCTTTACCTTAGATTCGAGGAGGTTGATGTCTAATGGCTATAGATGTAAGTCCTAATACACAGGCCAACAGGGATGAGTCTCCAACAAACCCTAAATTTGCAGATTCATCAATCAGTAATGGAGATTTAATGGCTGTTATAATTCAAACACATCCAAGCGGAAATCCTATCTTTACTATAGGTAGTGAACTTTCTAATAAAGCGAATACCAAAGGATTTAGAATAAAACATGATATTGATGGTAGTAATCTATTAACTCTATCTTCTTTTGGAACAGTTGATTATTTTGTTTTATTATATTCGGATGACCCTGCTAAACATCATTTTGCTAAAATAACTAATCTAATAGTAGAAGATAATGGAAACGGAACTACTACTGGAGATGCCTTTGAGTTTGAACCGAGAATGGGTAATGAAATACCAAAAGGAACAAAATATAGAGTTATCACCGGAGTAAATAATGATACTCATAATAACTCTATAGTTGCGCTATCAATCGGTTTAAAACAAGAAACTACTTACAATTTAAAGAATAATATTGTTTGTGCAAGACCGCATTTTTATTTTTATAATAATAGAGAACTAGGAACTTACGCAAACCCTCCGATAGCGGGAGAAAATTCTCACGGTAAAATAGATAAGGAAAATGAACTAAATCATAATTATAAATACATGGCGACTATAAATTCTAGGACTGGAAACGGAACAATACAAATGGGAGTGAATATTCCTAATTTTCAGGTAACAGGAACTACGGGGATAGTATTTAGAACACAACAGGATTTTGGTAAAAGAATCATTGATTACAGCAAATTTGGATTGAAGGTAACAATGACAGATGTATTAAGAAACATAGATGAAGATGGATTCGGAACAACATCTTCGGGTTCTACTCTACTTAATTATAGTTACAATTTGGGTCAAAGTAATACTATTACTACAGACTATACCGACTATGCAAAAGCATATCCAAGTGCTAAAAGAGTTGCCTCTAATTCTTTAGGTTCTTCTTCTGCTAATCCTAACCTATTCAATGCCGGAGAAATTAGATATTTACACTACGATACTTCTCCGAAAAGTGCTAACATAGTTACGGGAGTTTCTCAACATGAGACAGAAGATTCAATAGAGCAGGGTAGTTTTTCCGAAACTAGAATTATAGATAATGCTAGAATTATGCGAAAAAAGATAGAGGAACATACTCTATACCAAACAAAGCAATTAGTTCACATTGGTAACTTAAACGACTTTGTTGATTTAAAGGCCACATATTCTTCTACTTCATCCACGAATGTATTTGTCTTTGATACTGAATACAACTTACAAACAGTATTAGGAGTTGGAGACGAAATAAGATTAGGAACTACAATTATGTTAGTAGAGACTGTTAGCGGTTCTTCAATAACAGTAAGAGCAGAAAAAAGAGAAGCAGGAAAGAATACATTTACTTCTGTTGCTTTTACTCCAACTGTAGGAGATACTCTACAAAGAAGGGCTTTAGATTATACAAACCAAAGAATATTCACAACTATGGATTTAAGTGGTGGAGTTGATAAATTAGAAATACTTTTTACATCTGGAAATCTTAGAAATTTATTTGGAGAAGTCACAGCAAAGAATATTGACCAATCAACTTTAACTTTTAATGGTCTTTTAGAAAATAATGACTTTAAAAGTTATTATGGGGTAGAAGCAGTTAAGTTTGCTAAAGGAGAATATAGAGTATTTTCTACAAGATTCACTGGAGAAGTAGAAGAGATTAATCAAGTAAAAGAAGAAGGTCAAACCTATTTAGATATAAAAGGAAGAGACTCGATGAATAAACTTCTTTCTCCTGTAGTGAATAAAGATACAGTATTTAGTGAGGACATTATTTATTCTAGTAATAGTCCGTATAATAAGTTAGGTAATATAAAAAGCGGAAACACATACAGTTTATCCCTCGGTGCGACTACTCTTGATACTAATATATTAGACGGTGCAAATAATTCATTAAATGGTTCTAATTTCGACAACTATCCCGTTGTTGGAAGTGATTTATTTAGTGAAAATGGATATATAGGTAGAGTAACTGCTGTTGATGTCCATAATACGGATAAGGCGAGTTTTACCATAACTAGAGCATTAACTAGAGTCATAAATGAACCAATTTATGTAGAAACCGAAAGAAACTATATATTTACAAAGGCATTGGGTTCTTCTCATATTACTTCAATCTCGCCCACTTCACTAATAGGTTCTTCAAACAAGGGGGTTATTTTTACAGCAGGTAACATAGCAGGAGACTTTGATACTGATGGAGATAATTCTGTTGATACTGACGAAGGCGATACCTTAGTCAATGCCTCTTCTTTTGGTTCATTTAACTTTACTACTGGAAAATACACCACTACTGATGAAAGGGCTGTAGGTTTTCAAATCCATGAACCATCTAGTATAGCAAATGACAATGCATTTCAATGTAAATTAAAAGATGAAATGGGTAATAATGGATTCTCTAGTTTTAACACAGTAGATACTTTAATAGATTTTGAAGTTGTTTCTACGACTAAAAAAGATAACATAACTGAAATAGAATTAGCACCATATATGCCTTTATCATTGGGTAGAAAAATAAGATACGAAGGGGCAGTTAATGATAGAATAGAAACAACATATGTTCAAGCAGGGATAGTTTCATCAATAAACAATGTCGGAAGAGTTAGTTCTTTTATAACGAATTCTCTACATGCTTCAGTAAAAATAGGCGACCCGCTATATGCTCAAAATTTTGACCAATCACAAACCTTAGACAAAGGTTTTATTGGATATGTTCAAGATATAATTGTATTAGATGAATCTGCTAATCTAAGAGGCTCAAATAATCCTTCAAGCAATACTGCAAAACGACGAGTTATATTAGACAGAACAAATATTAACGATGCCGATGGTAATTTAATATTAGAATTTGATATTAATGATGTTATTTTCGCTTCTGTTAGAAAAAGAAATCATATGAATTTTATAAATTCAGCACATCTTTGGGGAGGTAAAATGGTGACGATACCTCATCTAAGAATTTCTCAAGATACAGGTGTTGGGCTAGTTCCTTTCAATATGAATTTAAACTCTAGTGATTTAAATAAAGAATTAGGTATGTTGATATACAAACCATTCAATTCCGATACTAGAAGACTAGGGCATGAAAAATATTCATTTGTAGAACAACCCGCTTCTACTAATATAACGAGAAATCAAATATATGATATTAGAGAACATAACTTTACTAAAAACTTTACATCGTATCAGTTTAAACCAAATGTTAATTCCGGATTAAATAATGTTATTGAAGAAAATAAAACAGACAGTAATAATAAAATACCATACGATATGAGAGGAATGAGTAGTCCGTTTGGTTCTAATGTTACTGTTCATAATAGAGTAAATAGAGGTGCTAATTTTAGTGGTGCGCCCATTCAAACCCGCATAGATTCGTTCTCTCCTATAAATTACATTTATGAAAGTAAAGACCATTCATTTTCTAGATTATTTTTATATGTAACTACAGATATTCTACCTCCTCATATAAGCAGAAATACTAGTTTGTTTTCTAGTAATAAGACTATTAATAATTATAAACTTCTATTGACTGATAATACTAATAAAACTAACAATGATAATATAATTTTACAAGATTCTAATTATCAAAGTCTTTCCTTTACTACCGATGTTGTTCTTTCTAATCTTGTTAGTTTCAATTTGATGAGATTAACTGAATGCGTATATGATGAAAACTTTATTTTGATTAATCCTGAAAAAAAGACAGATGATATTCTTATTAATACTCCTTCTACTTTTGAAGAGAGAATATATCAAAGAAGCCAAATAACAGGAAATAGCATAAATTCTATTGATGGAACAACCGACCAAATATCTTTTGTTAATCCAATATCTTTTGATGGAGGTGAAACTATTTATTCTGCTGATGGTAGTTTTATTGGTGTTGTTAGTGGCCAACATAATAATCAAACGACCATACAATGTGACACTAGTTTCAAAGTTCACACTCCTAATTTCTCTCAATCTCATTCCAATCCCGTTAAAGTTAAACAATTCGCAATAGCAACAGTTAGAGGGAGAGATAAAACAGACAGTATAGATGCGTCTCCTACCAATAAATACCATCCATTAAAAGGTGCTATTATTCCTAAAGATTTCGATAGTAGTCATCCACAAAATTCTAATTACGATTATGGAGAATTTAGCGGTGACTATGCCTATGCAAAAAATGGAGGTAGTGCAATAACATTACTTCAAAATTCGGAAGTAGTATTGCCTAGTATTTATCCCAATGGATTATTTACTAGTAGTTCTTATGTTTCTACTACAAATGGAGCAGTAATAGTTCCTAGAGGTGAAATGCTACAAAGTAGCAAAAACAATCCATATGGAGGAACAATAGGTGTTATTTTAGATAGATACGGAATAGAAGATTCACACCATAAGTTAGAAGCAGGTAATTGCACAGGTGTTTTAGGAAATAGTGTAGGCGGAACAGCAATAGGAAGCATTGGCGGTTCGGGAGTAGAAATAGTTACAGTTAGGGCATCTACTCATTTTAAGCAGTTTTTTACATCTAGCGATACTAGCACACATGATTATGGGACTAGCGATTACCGTTCTCCTGCTGATGGTGCTTATTTAGGATTTAAACTTAGATTATTTTACAATTCTTCTTTATCGGGTATGTCAGCAAGTGTTCCACATATTTCGTCTTCGGGTAATATATTTAAAACTGCTATAAGCCCACAACATTCTGTTAAAAGTGCTTGGCTAGCATATGTTGATTTAACCGGATGTTACTTAGTTCCCGAAAGCGGTTCACCGACAGAAAACTCGGTAGATTCTATAATAGGAGTGAAGACAACCCCAATTTATGTCTATGCTCATGAAGTAACAGCAGGAACTACAACAGTGGAACTTTATACAGAATCGGCATTAACCAATGGTACTGCATATAGAATAATGCAACCCAATCCAGTTTGTATGTATGAATTTTCTCCCGAAACTATTGAATTATTCGTTCCTAGAGGAGAATACACAAAAAAAGCAAATAGTGATGAAATGTATGGGAAGCAAGAAAATAACTATTTCTTTAACGAAGGTAGTAGGCAGTTTGAAACCACCAACGAAGCCGTTTTGTCTATGTATGTTCCTTTAGATATACATAAGAATGTAGGAGGCACTACTATTTTATCCGACATAGTTCCGAAAGGAGATTATGATTTATTGTTCAGTGATGGCGATGAGTCTTTTAAGTCGCCCACTAAAATAAATATCATAGATTCTGCTAAAACACTGACAATCAAAGACAAAAAGAAACTAAACGGAGTAATATCGGTTTCCGAAACCTTTGTAGTGAATTCATTAGAAGAATTAAAAATAAATCCAAAAAGAGCGTGTATCGGCTCTACTGTTACAATAGCCGACGAAACAGAAACTATCATTAATGAGATATTTGAAGAAGAAGGTATAGAATTTACTAACACTGTTCCCACATATCCATTATTTATAGCACCGGAGTTTAGAGGGGTTTCTGCTTTTACTGCTATTAATTTCCTACTTAAGAGAAAAGACTTAAGGTTATTAGAAACAGAAGGGGTCTTTTCTGTAGTTCCTCATAGGGATTCTAGTCTAGTAACAAACATACTTATTGATGATGATAAGTTGATAGAGTTTCAATCTACTAAAACAACATTTGACTTTTATAATGAAGTTATTGTTTATGGTGCGTCGCATAAGGGTATTAAAAGAAATTTGAACAGTATAAAGAAAATAGGTAGGAAAACTTTGGAAGAAGTTGATTCTAGTTTAATTACCCAACAAGATGTAGACGAACAGGCTTCTAGGCTTTTAGACTTACACGGTAATCTAAACATAAAGCACAAAATAAAGGTAATACCAACAGGTGTAGAACAAGTAAAAGCAGGAGATATAATACAATTTGAATCTAAACAAGAAAATATCGGACTATCTAATTTCTTAGTATTGAATGTAAATCACGAATTGTTCGGCTTTGTTACTTTAGAAATAGGAAGATACTCTAAAAGATTAGAAGATGTATTTTCAGAACTATTACTTAAAACGCAGAATAATGCGAATAAAAACAGGTCACAAGACTATATATCAAAAACCCCTTCTTTAGATTTCTTAGAAAAAATTAAGGTTAAGCCAATCTCTCTAACCATTAGAAAAAGAGAAACTTCGGGAACAACACTAGGGTTTACAACAACACTAAATACAAACACAACCCCACTAGGTATAGGTGGTTCTAGCACAGCAACCTTGCTGAAAGAGGAGGACTTGATATGATAACAGAAAAAATGAGAGAATTTATTGCTACACAATTAAACAACGCATTAACTGGTGGTTCGGGGGCTGTTGGACAAGGAGGAAACTCGACTAACCCAACTAACAATATATTAGATGTTCCTCTTGTAACAGGACTTTCGACAACAGTTAGTCAAACAGGAGGCGTTATAGATGTTAAATTAACAGTTTCCGGTTCTGCATTAAGTGGAAAAACAATTAGAGAAGTTGGTCTTTTTAATTCTACACCCGATATGCTTCAAAGAATTAATTTTGACGCAGTTGGGCCGATAACAAATAGTGAAATTCTTGAAATTTTTATAACAATGGAGGTAGAGTAAAATGGTAAGTAACCCTAATTTTTTCAGCACATCAAGTAATGGAACCCCGCTTAATCAAATAAGAGACGCAGTAGATTTTCCTCATACTGGATTAATTAAAGCACTAAACGGGGCTATGTCGGATAGGGCTATTATTAGTGGGTGTGATATTACTATAAGTAATTCTTCTGCACAAGGAAGCACTGGAAATAATTTTGTTACTGTTACTGCGGGAATAGGAATAATAGAAGGAAAAAGGTGCGGTATAACTGGTAATGCTCAAACTATAGCGGCTGCTCCTCCGGTAAATAGTTTTCATTTAGTGGTTGCACCTAAACCATCTTCTAGTGGTTCTACACAAATAGTTTTGAGAACTTCTACTACCACAAATACAATACCTGATTTAACCGCAGGAGATACCATAGTAGCAGTAATAAAATATTTAGGAGGTTCTACCGCACCGGAAATACAATACTTAACTGCGGATAAAAAAACTAACAGTTTGAGTATTGCTAGAGAAGATTCTAGTGTATATACAGAAGGATTAACAATACAGTCCACTACAAATGGAGATATAGAAATAGAAGGAAAAGAACAAGATAAAGATATTATTTTCAAAGCAAATGATGGAGGAACACCAACCGAAGTGATGAGAATTGATGGTTCTACATCAAGGATTGGAATTGGAACTAATACTCCTGCTACTATGTTGCATTTAAAAAGTAGTGGAACAGGAGAGCCTAAAGTTACTTTGGAAAATAGCAACGATGATTCACAAGAACCACAATTAGAGTTTAAGAAAAACGGAACATCTCCTGCCAATAGTGATGATTTAGGAATTATTAGATTTGTAGGGGATGATAGCAACGGTTCAGCGCATCTTTATGCTTACATGATGTCAGATGCCGAAAATGTTACAGCAGGAGCAGAAACAGGAAGAATTTTCTTTTTTGTATCTAAAGCAGGAACAACCGTAGAAATGTTAGGTTTATCACACGATGAAATAGTTGTTAATGAAGCCGGAGAAGATACTAATTTTAGAGTAGAAAGTGATACTAATGCAAATATGTTGTTTGTAGATGCAGGAAATGATAGAGTAGGAATAGGGACTAATACTCCATCTGCTACATTAGAAGTTGCTACCGGAGGAACATTTAGAACTCCTAGATTACCTACTGTTGGTATAGGAAGTCCCACTACTTTAACAGAAGCAACCCACGCAGGAGCGTATTTACTTTGTGGGGCAAATGTAACTTTACCTGCTACTTCGAGTCAAGGAGAACATTATACTATTCTAAATACAACAACTGGTAATATTACTGTTGCTAGAAATGGTAATAATATTAATAATGCGGCTTCCGATATTACAGTTGCTACACATAATGGTGTGACTTGTATCGCTGTCGGTCAAAATGATTGGATTGCATTAGGAGTTTGATTACTTTGTATAACGCTATTGCGGGTTCTTGTGCTGAACAAGAGGCTAATGCAGGTGGTGGCGTTCCTCCTCCGGTTCAAATTCCTTTTACAATAGCGGTTGATGCTTCTAGTGGGGCTAATAATGCCATGACAGGAGCATTACACAATCAGTCACAAAGTAACGCAGGAGGTAATATTGGAGTGTATATAGATTTTGCAGATGGAACTTCGGGAACAAGTGCAGGTCAATCTACTTATGGAACAGCATCAAGTCCTACAAGAACAACTCAAATTGCTCATGTTAGAACAAGTGAAGTTGCCGCTTCTTACAATACTGCTCCCGTATTTGGTATGTTTTTATTTTTTGGAGGATATATTAGACAAGGAAATATGGGGACAATAAGTAATATCCATTGGCAAATACCGAGTAGTGTTACAAGTTCATTAAGTAATGGCACATTTGTTGTCCCTCCGAATGAAGTTTCGGATACTAATGAACATAATCAAAACAATATATTAATAGATGGCCCAAGCACAAATAGTGGCACTTTTACTTTTATTCCTCAAGGAATTTATGGTAGTATGGCTAAAAGCATTGGTAGTAATTTTCGTCTATTCGGTTTAAGTTGGGGAGGAGGTAGAGGAAGCCCTACATTCCCTGCTGTTAATGATACAATATCATTTATATTTACAGTAGATGCTGATATAAGCGGAACTACTCACACAGTAAGGCATGAATTTATTATAAAATTTATTTGAGGTGATAGAATGACAAGAATACAAGTTAATATTCCGGAGGGAGTTTCGGGCAATTTTGAAGTAGCACATTATACCGACCAAACAACTGATAATCAATGGCAAATATACTTAGAATTGAAAGATGAAAGTCATTCTAACTACTGTGTTTTAATTAAAGATAGTTGCCCTATGCCTATTATGCAAGACTCCGAAGGAGAATATAGAGAACACCAATGGCTATGGGATAACGCAACAGGAGACATATTAATTGGTGGTTTGGGAATAGGCATGGTAAATGAATTTTTAATCAATGCCCCCAATATTAATTCTGTAACAATTATTGAAAACTCACAAGATGTAATAGATTTAGTTTGGCCTTACTGTGCTAGAGATAATAGATTTACTTTAATCAAGGCAGACATAGAAACTTGGACACCTCCTCCTAATTCACATTGGGATGTTGCATGGTTTGATACTTGGTGTACGGATAATGTCATATCTTGGAGGGGCTATCAAACCGCTATGACTAACAGATATTCGCAATATTGCGACGCTATGGGTTTTTGGGGAAGCCTGCCTCCTCCTGCTAATTAGGTGATTATTTTGAAAATAAGAGCAGGTAAAAAATTAGCAATACTAAGCATAATGGATATAGTAGGAGACAATGAATTAACAACTAAACAAATACATGATAGATTATCTAACGGTTCTTATAAAAAGGCAGAATTAACATTTAGGCAATTAACAAATGTTTTGAGTAGTTATTTTGATAAAGCAGGATATGATAATAAAACTAAATGTATAATATGGAAAAAAAGAGATGACCAACAATGATAGGTTGGTTTTTATTTGGTTTTATTTTAGGCTATTTGACTATAACTATTGATTTTAAAGGCAAAGAAACAACAGGTGTTGTTTTTCTCGAAGAACACGAAATTCCCTGATTTTTGCCTAATAAAAAAAATTATAGTCGCCAAAAGACCAAAAAAAAACTAGAGAGGCCGAAGCCCCTCATATTGTTTTTTCTGACCATATGCCTTTACAGCGACGACATTCCCACAATTTTATTTGCTCATCCGAACCGACATAAAACCCTAGTAGTCTTTTTGCTATGGTTTGTTCTTTGCAGAACTTACACTTCTGTTTTAATGCCATTTAATCACGGAACTTTTTTGTTTTCGTTCATCAAACGCTTCATATATTCTTCAACGCTTTCATCAGTGATATTAGTTCCACCGAAAGCGGCAAAGAAAAGAAGCATCAAGATAGTAACGAAAATAAACAAGCCGAACCATTCCCAACCTGTCACCATTTCACCTCCAAATCTACATGCTTTGCTTTTTCTAAAGAAAACCCCTTTACTATTCCTTTGTCTTGACCATACTTCCACAGGTCATATACTAGTTGAGTATCTTTCATGCAATATTCTACTACTTCGTCATATTGTCCCATTTTCCATAACTTAGGAGCATCAGCACTATCCATTAACTTGTAATCGTTCATTGTGCATTTAACTAAATTTTTGAGTTGATATCTTTCACCATGTTCTTTAGTTAAATATTTAGAAGTATCAATATACTGTTCTTCTGCTAAGTATTTATTTATGCAATATATATCCAATGAGTCTCTTAGAATGGGTAAATCAAAAGCCCTAATGTTGTGGCCTAGAAGTTTCACTCCTTTTGAAAAGTTATCATCTAAATCATATTTTAATTCTCTAATTGATTTAATAATATGACCCGACTTAGCAAAACTATCTACAGGCTCATCAACATAAACTGTTCCTGTTTTACCATCCCATGTGGCAACAGTAGAGACTTGAAACATATGGGTGTTACCAAAACCGCCTATGTCATGTGACATATTTTTGGTTTCCAAGTCAATTGCTAGAACTGACATTTATATCATTCCGTTGCAGACCAAAGTTTAGAAATCTTTTCTTCTTCCTTATTGACTTTAGGTTTCTCATCTAAGTCTGTTCTTCTTTTTAGAAAACAAACTATTTGAGAACCCGCTACAATAAGTTGAGAACAACATTCCCAACCATCGTTTCCATATGTGTTTAATGTATCAATTATTACTTTCGGCCCCTTTGCTACTTCAAATACTAAGTATGTATTTTCCCATTTCATTCATCATCACCTTTTATTAGTTTAATATATGTCTTGTTGTTTGACTCTTTTTGTTCTATAAATTTGTGCCTTATTACATCGTAGTGTCTGTATATTTGCGCTCTTGATTTTTGTGCTTTATCTTTCACTTCTGTTAATAATAGTGTTTTGTTTAGGAATCCGTCGCTGTCTTTCTCTAGTTTATTATAAGCATCAATGAATAACGACTCTAGCGAATTTTCGGCTATGCTTTGTCTCTTAACCTTTAGGCTTCGTTCTAACCAGTCTACCAATGTCATATAACATCTTCGGACAATATTGGCCGCTTGGCGAACATTATGCCCTGTAACAACGAACCGTTCATCTTTATTTTCTATGGATGGTGCGGAGGCTATGCTACATAATACCGACATTTTGTATAGTATTTTCATTAGCCTAGTTGTGAAGTTAGAAGCAATTGCTGATACATCTGTTCTAGTATTCTGTAGAAATCTTCTCATATTTTCATATTCTAGTTTTAGAACTTGGTTGAAATCTTTGGTATATTTCATTGTCTTCAGTGGGTCGCCATTTACTTCTAGGAATCTTTCCTTAGTTATTTTGTATAACTCAAATAGCGCATTGGCGAACCTATCAACAGGCTGATTGACTTCTTCTATAGTTCCGGCCTTATCTATTTGTTCTAGCCTCATTTTATGTTGAATGAACTCCGGAACTTCCCAAACATAAAGAAGCATTCTTTGCAGAACACCCTTTTCTGCCATGACTGTATTTAGATTACTAGGAGGATAGGTCATAGCCAACACTGAACGCTCACAATAACATTTCATTATTTGATTATCATATGATGCCAGTGCTTTCTTAATTATCCATGAATCTCCCGAAAGACTATTCATTAGAGTATTCAAATATACAATTGCCTTTTCTTGGTGTTGGCTTTGTTTGAATACACCGGAGTATTCGAATTCATCCCAATGGGCTAATCCGTTTCCTTCTAATATTCCTTTGACTCTAGTATAAGTCGGTTCATCCCCTCTTTCTTCCGGTTCATCTTTTGCGAACTTTCCGATTAGAACAGAATCAGTATAGTCTGTTAAACTAAAAGTATCAAAGATTCTTTTCATCGGTATTCCTTCATCGTTACGCAAAGAAGGATGTTCATTTGTTGCGTTAATTTTTTCAAAGGTTTGATTAGCAACCTTACCAACAAAATTCCACAATGTAGATTTTCCTGTTCCCGAAGTTTGAACCCAACAAAAATGTATTCGGGTATCTTCGTGATTTCTTCCATTTGTAATAGTAACGAAATCCTTTACGATTTGTCCTAGTATATTAAAGAAAGAAATAGCCGCAGGGACATCATTGTAATGTGATACCTTTACTGCTGACTTTTGAAACTCTTGAACTACTTTCGGTAGACTTTCGCTAAAGTGTCCAGTATTGCTTTCTAATTCATTCATATATTCTTCTTCATTTATATCATTATTCATATTTTCACCTTCTCTTCCGAGTTTAATGTGGTAAGAATTCTTTTGGCTAGGGTCTTACCAATACCTTCAATTGCCTGTATTTCGAATTCGGAGCATTCTCCTATTTCCATAATAGAACCGAATTCCTTTATGAGTGCTTTTGCTTTTTTAACAGATAGCCCTTTAATGCTAGTTAGTGTGTCTATTCTCATATCATCAGTTGTGATTCTTTTGAATATTTGAGGGGCTATTACTTCTCTAGTTATAGGTTTCATTTTACAAACTGTAGTTATAATAGATGCCGCATCTTTTTCATCTTTTACCCAAAAGGGTTTAACATCCATATCTAGAGTTATTTTACCTAATGCTCCATAGAACTTATTATTCATTAATACTGCTCTAGCCTTTGGAGTTAATTTGCTTTTAGAGTTTTCAATAATATTTGCTATTGCTAAATCTAAACAGCCGTAAATAATTACTATATTCGTTTGATAATGTCTATCCATATTATCTAACTGTGTCCAAAGTCTTTTTGACATTACGGAGTTAATGAAATCAATTACTGATTTTGCTTCGAAACAAACATCATCAAAGACATAATCTCCTATTTCTAAAAACCGCCTTTCATTAGAAATTAAAAGCGACTGTGCTTTCTTTTCAACTAAGTCGGATAAAGTAGAATTTTCTCTAGAATCAATTACTAGCATCATTATACCTCCAACACTTTCCAACGCAGAATCCCTCACTAATTAATTTATTACAATGAGGAGTATTGTAATTATTGTAGACAGTAAATTTAGCATGTTTCTTAGTTTCTCTTTTGTCCCAATCTAGCCAAATAGAATCCGAATCAGCAAACACTCTCTCCAATTCTTCTACAACTAAATTCAATGTCTTTTCTTTTTCTTCATTTGTTTCTAAGTTTCGATAGCCCGATATCATATCCCTATACCATGAAACAAGATATGCTCTTGTTATGTGTGTTGGATTTTCTACCATTACCGCATTGTGTAAGCAAGGAAGAATAGGCAGATTGCCAACAGTTTTGGGAACTGAAACAGAACCCTTCATGGCCTCGATGGGTTTTGCTTTAGGAAAAATCACCTTTTTGCTTCCCTCCATTTTGAAAGGGAGGTATCGAGGGTTTATAGACAAAGTGAGTATTTCCTCTACTGTTAAATCTAAATCATCTATTCTCAACGGAATACAATATAGAGCATTACCATTACCATCGGAAGATGACATATTAACTGTATTCGGGACTCTTCTAAGCCTAGATATCTGCCCGACCCTATCATCTAAAGTAATGTCTTTGCCAACCTTAGAAATCAAATACTCTTTTATCTCTCTAAATAAGACTTGAACTTCACGCATATTCTTAGCAGGTTCACCAAAAATGAACATATGAAATCCTCTTCCCGAAAAGAAAAGAGTGTGTTCATAATCCCTTTTAATTACTAATTCCATAACTTGCTTTACATCACGCCATGCCTTATCTAGAGTATCTTCATGAGCATCAAAATCAAGAAAGATTCTATCAATAATAACTGTGCTTTCTATTGGCATCTTTTCTGAAAAATGCTCAAAATCATAAACAGTAGTATAGACATTTGTTCTATTATTGTGGGCTTGAACGAAATTTATGTAATCATTTCTTGTTGTCATCTTTTTTCTTTTCATCTGCGGGGCGTTTTTTATTTGACTCCCCGCCCAAACCATTCTCGGATATCTCATTATTATTACCTCCAAAATTTACTGTTGCCGAATTAAGCATTTGCTTAACTACTTCTGCCATATCTGCCTGTATTTGTATTAAACCTATATCTCTAAACATATCTTCATATGTTCTTCCTATCATATTTTCATTTATTCTAATATCTCTAACCAATTCGAATCTTTCCTGTAGAGACAGTTCAATGTATATTTCATTTGCCAATGAACTAATAGAGTTGGCTAAATTGCTAACTTCTAGAAAAGACCATTTCTTAGATAATACTTTTTTCTTAATCAATTCTTTCATAATATCAAACCTCATCTGTTGCTGACATACATAATTCATGTATTTTTTCACAATGCTCACATTTTATTGTTACATTTACTAGTGCTTCAAATTCATTACCATAGTTAGATATTGAATGAATATCAACTCCACCCCAAACAAACCATTCGCACATTTCACATTCTTTACTCATATTATCACACCCATGTATCTTGTAGAGCATCTTCACAAATACCGAAGTAAGAACAATTGGTGCATATATTTGCATAGAACTGTCTAGCCTTGAATTGTTTTTGTTCATAGGCACGAATTAGTTTCGCTATATTATGCATAACTGCTGTAGTGGAACGCTTTTGGACTTTTTCTGTAAAAACAAAATCCGAAGCAGGATAATACCAACCCCAATGTGTTACTTCCATATCTTTAGATAGTCCATATTTTTCTAGTATTTCTTCTTCACAATTCTCAATCATAAGTTTATAGAAAGCCATTTCTTTCCTCATAGAAGTTTTCTTTGCAGGACTAGTAGACCAAGCCCCTGTTTTATATTCAAATGGTATTAAATTACCATCTTCTATAAACACCCTATCAATGATACCTTGAAGATGAACAACATAATCTCTTTCTAATGTAAATTTAGGATGTATGTCTTTTGGTATTGTTATTTCACAATCAAATAATTCTTCATTGATTATCGGCAAATACTCATGAACTTTTCCTTCTGTTCTTGCATCTAAGTATCTTTGCGCTTCAAAAGCCGCTACTGTTAGACTAATATCAAAATAGTCATCTACAGGCATTAGGCTAGTGCAGTAATCCAATACTTCAGTTGCATTCATGGCTTCTGCCTTTTTAATATCAAATACATCAAAGAATTCCTCTCTAGAGTTATGCAGAATAGTTCCCTTCTTCATGGCTTCTGTTTGGTCTTGTGGCCTTCTTTCAATATAATTAAATTGATACTTTTTAGCACACCAATCGAAACTACCCAAAGAAGATTTACTTATCTTCAATATTGGCTGTGACGGGTCTTCGTAATTTTCCGGTTGCCAATCATAAGTATATTCTTTCATGCTTGCTATTCTTGCTTTATATTTTTCATCGTTATTCATTTTAATTCCCCTCTCGGTTTGCTTATTCCACCGGCTAATACCCAATCGTTATAATTTTCTTTATCTCTATAATCTTTAATTTCCCATTCAAGAAAATCAATTGTCATTAATAGATGGTCTATAAATGAAAATTCACCCAAATGGTTTTCTGTATCTTCAACTATTATATCTTCATAATGTTTCATCATTCTCTCTTTTAATTTATTTAATTCTTCTCTATTCAAAACCATTCCTCCAGTGTCTTTTGTGTTTTTCCTGTTCTTATCGCTGATAAATCCCAACCCATAGCCTTGTAAATCGGTTTTGCTTTATCTACTATTTGTTCAGCATAGTGTTTATAATCAGGATTATAACTTTCAAAGTCTTTTAATTCAACACCTGCTACATATTCTACTTGTCTGTTTTCTTGAGTCAAAGGATGAGTAAAGGTATCTCTTACACCAGTTACTTTCATAGAAAGATAAGAGTCATCAAAATCTTTATTCTCTTTTTCCCAAGCAAACAGAACGCCCGCTATTCCGGAACCTATTGATGGTTTTTTTCCCTCTAGAGTTTGAAACCTAGTTGTCGGAGTGGAGCATTTATTACAAACAGAATATTCTAATTTAATACAATCTTTAAGATGATATTTAGTTCCACATTCCGGACATTTGACATTAAATCTATTAGCCCGTAGTCTGCTTCTTTTTACAATATCCTTCAAATCAATATTCCCCGACAAAGCACTATCATACCTATCATGAAGGGCTTTATTGATTTGTTCTCTTGATTCAGCATTTACCCATCTTTTCAATACATCCAATTGAGTATCTTTAGCAAAGCCAGTTTCACTGACTCTTTTGGCAGTAAAGCCAGTCATTGTGAATTCCGGCTCATCTAACCATTCGCCATCTTTCCAAGTAATCATTCCTGCGTTTCTGTTTTTAGTTGTTCCCACTCCTAAAGAGGAATAGTATTTTTCAAACTCTAATACTACAGGATGTTCGTTCAATCCCATAATATTGGGGAAGTGTTTTCTTACACTATCCTGTATATCCGCACAAATCATTTGTGCTTTCGCTACAGAATCTACTTGAACATAGATTGAATCTGTGTGTCCGTAAACTACTTTCATACTATCACTTCTTAGAGTAAGTTAGTATAGGGAAATAGTGCGCTTCAAAACCATTATGTTTCTTATTTAGATAATCTTCAATTTCTAAAACTGCCTTCTTAACTCGCATGGCTTGTTCTAGTTCTTGGCTAACATCATCTAAGTCGCTTTCCAATACTCTAATTTTCTTTTCTAGTCTTTCAGTTTCCTTTAAGGAAAAATTTGTTAATCTTTCCATTTTCTTTTCCAATTCTTCTATTTTCTTTTTCATTTCTTCGTTATTCATACTATCACCGTTACTATAGTTATGATGGTTGCTATGTTTACGATATTTACCATCATCAATATCTTGTTACTTCTTGCTATCATAGCGAGCAATTCTTCTAATAATTGATTAGTTCTGTCCATCATCATAATGATACCTCGCTTTAAGTGAATTAATTTCTTTTTTCAAATCATTGATTTCTATACTTAGTTCGCCTACCCATTTCCATAGCCTTTTAATTTGGGCTTCATGGCTTAAACTATCTGCTACATTACTCATTTTTATCTACTCCTTGTTCGATATCAATGATAACAGCATTACGCTTCAAATTATTCATCATTTGAAATATCTCCTCTACTTCTTGTAGAGTAATTTCCCATGTTTCTTGTGTGTCATAATTGACTTTTACTGTTACATATTTGGTTTTCATGTCACCACCCTGTATCTGTTTTCTTTTATTTTCTCCACATTATCTAATCTAGCGAGATACCACCCTATTGCTGAAACTGAACCAATATATTGGCTTGTTCCATATTTAGATACTATCTCTTCCAATATCTTATTAGAAGAAAATACATCTTCTCTAGTTCCTACTGCTTCTCTTATCCATCTTTTAAAAAAACTATTCACTCTTCTTCACCACACTTTCTTGATTCAATTAAATCCAAAAACGCTTCATGTTCACATCTTTTACAATGATACTTTCCTTCAAATTCAGGTCTGTGTATTTTTGGTTTTTTACATTTCATTCATTTTCCTCCTTTGGAATTAAAGGTGTAGGTACTCCGTCTATTATAGACCAATGTTCAAATTCTTCATTTGGGTCAGGATTAATTACAGGAATTAAGTTAGAAAACTCTCTAAGAGAACATTTCATGCAATAACCGTTCATTAATCCTTTAATAATCCATGAAGGGGAATCTTCCCCCATAGACATAGGCTCACCTATTATTCTAGTTTCGCAGTTTTTGAATCTGCATTTTCTACCTTCTAGTTTCATACTTCCAACTCCTTAGCCTTGAATGCGGCTAATCTAATTGCTTCTCTAGCACTAGCAGTAATACTAGCGGCTAGAGTAACATTAGCCCAACTAAATCCTTGAAAAGCAACAATGCCATAAAAAGATGCCATTAGTCTCTTAACTGCCATTTGATTATTGTGCCATTTCATATACTCACCGTTTGGCTTCCCTCTAGCCTCTTTCATTTTGGCTTTATAATCATTCCTAAGTTCCTTCAATTCTAATACTGCTTTTGGTAATAGACCCATTTTATCAGTTTTGAAATAAACCATTTGTTCTTGGGTTGTTTCACTAAAATCTCTAGGTGTTAGAATATTCACACCAAAGGCTGTTGGTTCTTCGCTAATAGTTTCCCAAGATATATTTCTTGCTATCATCATAGAAGGATATAGTCCGGCAAAATCAAAAGCGGCTACATTGAAATGTAATCCATTTGTTTCTTCACTTAATGGGTCGTAAATCATAGCGCCTTCATATTCTTGTCTTTTCTCTACTCTTTGTCCTGTTGGTGCTTTCCACCAAGCATTTCTCATAAAATAAATAGAACCCATATGACTAGCATAAAAACAAGCATCAAATGGTGCTTTTAGTAGTCTTTGTAAAGAAACAATAGCATCACTACAATAATTCTTTTCATCTAGTTCTACAATAAGTTCTACATCTTTTAAAGCATATTCAAGATAAGTTTCTGTATCTTCTAACCAACCCCTACGATAAAACTCATTTGTATCGCTAAACTTTTCGGAAACCAATTTCTTTTTATTGAGTGCTATTTGTCCAATATAATCAAGTGCTAAAGAAGGTAGCGTTCCCCTTTGAGAATCATTCCACTGTCGCTCAAAAGCCAAGTCTAAATCGAGGGTTATGCGGCCTCCTATGGGCTGTTCTATCGGGGAGAATCCTTTGTCGGCATAAGCAAAACTGTAGCCTTTCTTGGTCTTTTTAACACCCTTAATTGTGCCAATTGGAGACATTATGTTAGGGTTTAATCCTAAAGCACATGCCCTGTCCAATAACTTAGGAACATCAGCGAAGTTACCAAACCATGCAATTAACATATCGGGGTCTTTTACAACCATAGTTGTCATAAAGGATTGAATCATGTCTTTTTCATTATCATACAAAAATAGTTCATTATTTTCATAATCGGTGTAAACTGATAAATCAAACTCTTGATTAGGACACCATACCCACTGGTAATATTTCTTATCATAATTATCATACATTACAATAGTAGTAATCTTATCGTGGTGTTCTCCGCCTTGTTGCCATTCCATATCCCAATACCATTTTCTCAAATTATATTCGGGCATATCATCAATACAATCAACTGCGTATCTAAAATGAAAAGGAACATCTGCTTCATAAGTTCTTTTAAACATATTTTTCGCTTTGCTAACATCGAAGGATGATTCTACTATTACCTTCTTTAGTTTAACACCATCTAGATTTACCCAATCACCACGAATATACTCAAAGTCTCTAGTAATATATTTAGAGGCTTTATAGGATGGAGGCTCTCTAGAATCTTCTTCAACATAAAAGTAAGGAGCAAAGGAAACAGTCTTGTGTTCCTTTTTACCGTTTTCTCTCCACGAAAGATATATCTTATCTCCTTCATTTGTTCTGCTTATAATCATTTAATCACCACTAACGAAAGGTGCTTTCAATAGTAGTCTATCATTTGAAACAATCAGTAGTGGGAATTCGTCTTTCATGTATATGTTTAGCATTTGGCCTTTTTGGAAAAACTTGTGAATAGGGCTTGAAAATTCTAATGTTGCCCCACCATCACCTGTTCTAAATACTGGTGTAATAATTTCATCATATTTATTTGTAGCATTTTGTCTAGAAGAAACTTCGAGTGTTCCTGCATATGGTTCTTCTTTAGATTTATTAAAGTCAAATTTATAGACACCTGTTTTTACAAGTTCACAAGTTTTAATTGCATCATTCAACTGTTCTTGAGATATTGTAAATGCTACCTCAAACTTAGACTTACCAAAATTGAATAATACATTCGGGTTAGGGGTATAGTTGATGTGAAGTAGCATATTCTTTAATGTCTCCAAAGCCTGTTCATTAGGATGATTTGTAATCAAAGGAACTGAAGCCTTCTTTCTACCACTAGATAGAGACATGAAGTCATCAACATCTACTACTGTATTCTCTCCAAAAGAATTTAGGTAAGGTATAACCATACTAACATCTACCACACAATCGCCATCTCTTTCTCCTTCTACTGTTAAGGCAATCTTAACGCAAAAGGTAGAATCTCCATTCCATATTTGTAGAGTATTTCCTGCCAAAATAATATAAGCACAATGGCCTAAACTAGTAATACCAAAACCATTGTTGGTTGTGGACTTACCCTTTACCTGTATGCTATTAATTGCTTCTTTTAGTATTTTACTATCTACTGTGAATTTCATATTTCTCCCTCTCTCAATTCCTTAATTCCATTCCATTCTACTTTGCCACTACCAACAATTAGAGTTTCCCAAGAAGTTCCAACTAGGGATGTATTTGTTTTACTACTCATAAGAGTCGCTTTGTATGCTACATCGCCTTTCTTTAGAATTCTTTTTGTGTTGATTATTTGGTGTAAGAAATCACCCCAATTGTGCCAATTAGGTTTTGTTCCTATTACTTCACCTGTTGCGCCATAATCAGCCTTAGCGTGAGTAATGTAAATTTGGTCACAATTAAGATTCTTGCACATAGCCAATAAAGAGTAAAATGGTGCATTTCTTTTACCCCACTCAAACTTCATCTTCTGTGGCTTACCAATCTTAGAACTTCCTGTAACATGAAGTGTGCAACAGTCTAGCCATTTATCTACTCCATCAAATACAAACAAAACATCTTCTCCTTTTTCGATTTGTTCTTTTACAAACAAAACAAAATCTTCGGAGTTTGCTTCGGACTTTTGTATATCTAGTTCGCCATTTTGGTTTCTTACTTCCGGATTCCATAAAGTAATTCTGTCAGTCATTTCATGATTTTGTCTCCATGTTGGTTCGCAACCATCATCCCAATCTAAAACATAAATTTTCTTATCGGGAAAATCCAATGCTAATCCACTCTTGACTGTTTTAGGTTCTCCCCAAATACCACATACTAGGCGACTATTTCTTTGTAGTCTACCTTCTGTTTGGGTTTTTAGTTTGTCTCTAAATGCTTCTACTCTTCTGTTATTTCCTGCTTTTTCTATCATTTCTTTATTTATATTATTTGTTAATCCCATATATATCACCTATACATTTTCCATAATTCTATTATTTCATTTATTTCTTTTTTATCATTCATCCAAAACCTAAGAAACTTAGAACCGGAATGCAGTTTAACCATATAATTCAGGCTCTCTTCATCTTGTCTCCAAGTTATGAAATCTGTAGTTGCTAAATCAGTAACCCATGCTCTTTCTTTCTTTACAATCCCATCTTCTATTGAGATGCGTTCTCTTTTGTTCAAATTAAAGGATGCAGAAGAAGAATCTCTCCATTCTATCGGAGGAGGTATCTTTCTATTCATATAGAATACCTTTACTTCTTCTAATTCTTTTTTAGACATTTCTTGTATTATTTCTTTGTCTTCTTCGCTAAAATGTATTTTAACATCATAAACACCGTCTTCGATGTGCGCCCATGAAATATGGGTTACACAATTAATGTCTGTAATTGCTCTATCTGTTTCTAAATAATTCTTTTCAATTTTTATCATATCTATTCCTCATAAGGATAGGCTTCGCACCTAGTCGAGTATCAATCTTTTCCCACAAGTTCACACTTACACTTGTAATGAAAGCGGGGCATGCTCAAAACCCGCTTAGGAATTAATCAAAACCAATCGAAATTAGATTCTACTGGTTGTGATACTTCTACTGCTGAACCATGCTTTTCAGTGCAATAAAGCCCCGAAACATTTAGTGTAGCAGGTTGAGTACCTTCATCATTAATTGATTGACTGGTTCTACCAACAACAATAACTGTAGAACCTATGCCGAAATCTAATGATAGATGTTCCGGAATCCAACAGGTTGTTGTTCCCGAATCACTTTCATAATCTAATTCAGCATCTAAGTCTGTAAGATTAATGATTCTATTACCGTTAGATGTCGGAGTCATATTCATATTACAAACTGTTCCATCTGTAATAATAAATCTCTCCTTAACAGGTAGAGATTGCCTAACTATATGCTCTTTGTCCATATCAACTAATGGTATTAGGTTGCTCTTGAAATGTTCTTTTAGGCAATCTTCAAAACTAAAGTTTGACATATCTCTAAACAAATCATTATCAGGATTCATTTCATTATTTAGACTTAAACTATTAACAGTTAAATCCTTAGCACCATAAATATCAGTTCCGTTATCATTAGCAACACATAGGAAATGCACCCATTCAAAAGTGTTAGGAGCAAAATCAACTCCTGCCTGCCCTTTGTAAGAGAAGTAGTATGGTTTCATTTCACCATTAACTCCAATTGAGCCAAAGAAAATTCCACTTCTTCTCATCAATTGAGCAGGCAAAGGTCTACCATAGTTTTGATTCTTTTCGCCACTCATATAAGATTCAGTAGAATCAAGTGGAATATAGATTCTTCCATCTTCTAATGTTACTGCCCCTTCGGGAAGTTCCGGCATTACCTTTTCTCTATATTCACCGTTATGGTATCTAGATACAGTATATTTTCCTAGTGCATTTTCTACAGCCACAGCAACAATACCTTTCTCTAAAGCATTATCTTCATTTCTTAGGTATTCTTCTTGTGCTTTCATTCTGTTCCATGCCATACTATCTCTAGGTGCGTCTAAAGAAACAAAGAATCCAAATGCCGCTTTATACCATGATTCACCCGAATCTTTGGTTTCTTTCGTCTCTTGGCTTCTTCTTGCATTAGCAACATAGTTTCGCCAAATACCCTTAGCAATTGGGTTTGTTGGCTCAATACCATTTTGTTCGCATACTTCCACGAACTTTGCTTCTGCTTCTTCAACGCTCATACCGATGTATTGTGCGCTCTTTGCTATTTCATTTTTCATATCTTCGTTCATATATTTTCACTCCTGTATTTTTGCTCCAATTCTATATATTTCCTACTAACCATGAGGCTAGCACTTTAGGGGTCATAGTAGTGGAACGCCATTCGCTTTCCCCTATAGTTCTAAGGAATTTAAATTTAGTAGTGCTGTCTAGTTCATCCATTTCAATTACAGCATCGTGTAATCCTAAACATATTTCTTTCATTGAAAGTCCGTAATATATCATATCGTGAATATCCCCTAATGCACTAGTATTTCTTTGATTCATTTTCATTATCAATTTTTTGAAGTCATCTAGTGAAGCCGACACTTGTTTCTTGAGTGTGGTTCCACTTGACTTGGCGGCCTGTAATTCGGTTATCGCTCTCCTCATATCACCGTTCATAGCATATATAAAGGAGTCTAATTCTTCATCCGAAAACCTATCAATGTTCTCTTTTGACAAAATAGACTTTAAGACTTGTTTTACCGAATTGTTGCTTAATGGTTTAAAATGATAATTAGCACATCTACTTTGTATAGGAAATACAATTTTGTTTCTGTTATTACAAGTAATAACAAAACGAATATTATTTGCATATCTTTCCATAATTCTTTTCAAGGCATTTTGTGCGTCTCCAGTCATTCCATCCATTTCATCTAACAACATAATTTTGAAAGGAACACCGCCAATTGAACGGCTTTGTGCTACTTCTTTGATAGTGGTTCTAACCATTTCTAATCTTCTGTCATCGGAAGCATTTACTTCATAGAAGTTTTCTTTGAAACTATCTTTCAGTATTTCTTTTCCTAAGACTATTCCTGCTCCTGTCTTTCCATTACCTGCATTTCCATAAAGCAAAACATTAGGCATGTTGTTTTCTTCTACCCATGTTTTAGCATCTAAAACAAAATGCTCTTGTCCGATAATGTGTTCTAATTTACTTGGTCTGTATTTTTCTGTCCATAACATTATATCCTCTCCAATTTAGATTCTATTTCTTGTATTTTTTTCTCAACATCATATATTGCTTGAGACAATTCCATACCTATGTGATGGGGTTTGTAAATATCAACCCAATCTAAGGTTTCATAAATAGTGTCTATTTCTTCCAATTCCTTTAATAATTCCTTGTAGTCTTTTAATCTGTTTTCTATTTCTTTTATTCTTTCTGACGCTTTCATTTTTATTCCTCCTCAAATTTAATCAGTTCTTGTTGTATTGGTTTAAACTCCGGCATCAATAGCCCGCCTAACCAATAACAAAATGCAAAAAATACTGCTGTTAATATTACCTCAAGCATCTTTATTCCTCCATATTGTTTGTGTCACTTGATTACAAAATCCTGCTTTCTCATAATGTATTTTAAGAAGCATTTGTAATTGATGTGTAGATGGCATTCCTTTCTTTACAGGCGTGCCTTTCTTAGTCTTAGCATTCCAAAGACCTTCTTTGATTTGCCCTGTAGTCATTTCTTTATTATTCAACATTTCTTTTATTCTCATATGCATCCATTTATTTTTCATAAAAATTCCTCTATACTCATTTGTTTTACTGTTATTTTTTCTTTCTTTTTGGGCTTTTTCTTTTCTCCCAAATTAAGAAGCCTACACTCGCTATGAGATAGTTTCTTCTTGAAATGGTCTTTCAACATATTATCTTTACATAGTTGTTGAAAAACTCTAACATCTTTCACTTTCAGTTTTCTAGATAAACTACGAAAGTTATCTTTGATTCTTTTATCTTCCTTTGCTTTATCAGTTCTAGGTTTTCCTCTAGGTATAACTGCTACGCCACCGCCTTCATGACAATAGGCTAACATTTCATAAAAATACCTTTTATGCCACCTTCTCTTTACAGTAGAGTCTATCAAAATTAGCCTAGTCGGGTGTAATACTTGAACTAATAAATTAAGAATGCTGTAATCTTTAGGCTCATTGTAAAGAAGCAAATCCTTAATCTTGTCTCTATTCTTGCTTTTCATAAAGGGATAGATTAATTCAAACTCTCCCTTTTCCATAAGCATCGGAGGTTCACTATTTGGTGCTACTTGTTTTATTTCGTTTTCTAAATGCTTAGTAGAACCTGCTAGTTTTACTTGGCACATCGAATGAACCCACTTTACAGATTTCTTATTTATAGAAGTCAAAACCACTTGACCACGATACTGTCTTATGATATTCTTTATCATATCCTTTCGGGGCTTGTAATGTATATCTTCTATGATAATACCCCTTTCCACAGGAAATGAACCTAAATCAAAATTTATTTCATCGCTACCATAGAAAATAATAGGGTCATTCACAAATGTTTTCGCTTTTGTTGTTTTTCCTGTCCCTGTTTTTCCTACTACCAATATTGCTCTTTTTTTATTTATATTTTTTAATCCCATTATAAAACTCCCTTTATTTTCATTATTGTTTCTAATCCGTTTAATTGTTTATGCTTGCCTTCTATTATGATTTTTAGTGCTTGTTTAAAACCCTCTAACTTATCGTTAGCATCAGGTAAATCTGGAATTAGTGCAATTGTGTTAGTTATGTTATTTAACCCAGTTATTTTTAATATAGGTCTTGGGCTATTATTGGATTCTTTTTCTTTTATATTACAATCCACTAAATGCTGTTTCAAAGAACGGCTGATTGCTTCTAAGAAACTCATGTTTCCTCTTATTATTATTTTAGGGCTTATCCTATATCCTATGGAAAACCTGTTGTTTTCTTGAATAGAAACTGAAAAATTGCCTTTGCTCAATAAGATTCCTACTATCATATCTTTACTATACATGACTATCACACAAATGATATCCTAAATATTCGTTCTTAAACCTCAAGAAATCTAATCCGTCTGCCACTAATTTCTTAATTGTATCTTCTATCATTAGAACTTCTCCACCGAAAACAAAAGAAACACTCGTTCCTTGAAATGATTTCATAGCAACGGCCTTTTCTTCATCAATTTCATCAGTTACAATTAGCATGGGACAAGGATAACTTTGCTTATCTTTTAGCAATTGAAACATTACTCCTCTCATTAACATAGTAACATCCTCTTCTTTTATTATTCCATAAACTATGAAATTGAAACTAGTAGCGTTACCATACAAATCTATCCATTCAATGATAGTTTCATCATCATACATGGCAATTACTCCTTAAAGAATACTTCATTATCCTTCCAATATCCTCTAGGTAAATTGTTTGTTTCTAGCCAAAAGAGGTCTGCGGCTGTTATTCGTTTCTTACCACGACTTATAGCATTTTTCTCACCGTTTGCTATTAGATTAGCAACTGCGGTATCTACCCATTCTACTAAAAACCGCTTTGCTGTATTCGATACTGTCATGTCTGTGCTTTCTTTTACAATCTTAGATATGTTTATTCTAGTTACCATCCTTTTCTTCTTCGGTTGTTCCGGAACAATCAATTCATTGTCCTTGATATAAGGACAAAGTTCTCTTTTTTGCACTAATGCTCTACCTTTGTCATGTAATATGTTTTTTAGATAAACATTATCATCACTATCTATTCTAATACAACGGTATGTCGTTGTGCCTATTATTGTCATATCTCCTACTTCTATCATTCTAATGCCTCCACATCTTGTAGAGTATTAATATCAGCAACGAATTTATCATCTCTAATTCTAATACATCTTGGGAATCTTAAGCCTAGATTATTATTCTCATCTCTAGAAACTAAATCAGCAGTAACTTCTAGAATAACTTTAGGTGCTAACTCAAATGTTTTATTTTCAAAGGAAATAACATTTCTTCTTAGTGTATTTGTTAGTTTGATTAAATCTTCATCACTAAAGCCGGAACCTACACTACCAACTGAAACAAATTCAGTATCATTTTTAACTGCTATCTCAAATGTTCCAAATACATTTGACCTATTGCCTTGACCATATTTAGCCTTAACAATTACAACATCGAGATTTATTCTAGGTGGTTTATACTTAGCCCACCCGATACTTCGCTTTCCTGCTTCATAAGGTAGCGATGAATCTTTAACTATGATGCCTTCAAATCCATCATTAATGGCTTGGTTATAGAATGCTAATGTATCACCATCTTCGGCCATTCTGTGTGCTTGGTCGGGTAATTTAGACATTTTTAGCACTCTTTTAGAGTAAGGTAATTCCATTATAGTTTCTAATCCGATTTTTAGGCAATCAAAAATAACCCATTTAACAGGGACTTTTTCTCTTGCTTCTGCATGGTCTTTAGAGTGAACTCTTGTTCCCATTAGTTTATGTTCAGCAGGTGAACCATCATCTTTGATTGGATAAATCTCTCCATCTAGAATACAATCAATATAATATTCTCTAACTGATTCTACTACATCTTGGAATTGTTCTGTAACAATAGAACCTTTACGATTAAAGATAATTACATTATCTCCTTGCTTATGTATTTGGTATCTATTACCATCATACTTGTAATCTACAATTCTATTTGTTGGCCACTTATCCATAGGGACTTCTTTGGCTAGCATTGGTTTTACAAATTTACCATGCGTTAAATTACATGGCGGGTCTTTTGACTGATTATAATGATACACTACTACATCTAAACTATTGAAATTCAAATGTTTCTTAACTTCTTTTACAGGTTTATTGTATTGCTTGGCCAGTATTTTAGTTACGATACCTTCATTGATTCCGTTTCTAGGTTTTCTAATCCAATATCTAACAAACCATTGTCTAGCATTAGCAGACATATTCGGTAGTATTTCTTCTAATAGTTTGAAGCAATTAGAATCAATAGTTCCGGTGTCCATTATTAATAAATCATAAACTTGTTTTAGAGAGTATTGTTTTTTACATTCTGCTGAAGGCTCTAAGTAATAAATAGCCGAACCTAAACAATTATGTGCGGCATAAAGACCATCAATTTCACTTTCAAATACTTCGAAGATTTTTGCTAACCACTTTTTTGCTCTAGACAATCCAATATTATTGCTTGGTAAATTATCCTTATCTAGAATAGGTAATACTCTATTCGTCAGCAATCCGGAGTTTCTCAAACTTCTAACTATTCCATTTATTTGCTGTGTTTGTGCGATAGAATCATTTGATTCTAACATTCGGCTCATTATTTCCCATGTCATCTATAATCACTTCCATATTATTATTTAATTTGATAACCACTTCTTTTAGAAGGCGGGATATCTCACCTTCATGTTTTTCGGAGTATGTCCACATAGCATTTGCTAAGTAAATCCATTCACTCTTCTTCATTAGATTCACCATCTAAATTAACTAATAGCCGAACAAAGTTTCCTATCAGTTGTTCTACTACTTGGACTTCTTCCAACTTATTTTGTTCAGCAAACCTATGTAACATATGTATCATAGTTGCTTGAGTAATAGCAGGAGCAAGCCTTGCTAAATCATTACTAGTATATATTTCCCAATAACAAACAAAAGACGCTCTAACCAAATAATTACCACCGGAAACTTCTCCGTATGCTTGATTAAAAGCATCTAATGCAATCTCTTGTCCCTTTAGAGTCTTCTTTACTTTCTTAGCCCACTCATGAAATTTCTTATCATTGGTGGTAATCAAAAACAATTTATTCATTTGTCTCACCATCCATAAATTCTCTCATGGCTTGGTAAAACTTACCATAGCATAATTCTACATGGTTAGGTTGAACTCTACAACCTCTTCCGCCACCCGCAGGTATTGTCATTTCTTGTTCTACAAACTTAGCAAATAAATCTACTATCTTACTTGAGCAGGTAATAAATTTGGGTAATGCCCCTTGTCCGTATTGTCTTTCTTTGTTTGCTTTGCGAACACTTTTCTTTGCTTGCACTTCACTTATTCTTTTATGTATCTCTCTTTCTGTCATTCCAATTCCTCTTTTAATATCTGTAATAGTAATTTTGCTTCATCTCTATTTAGACGAAGACCTCTTATTGAGGGTTTATCATTTTCATGTTGCCTTATGTCTATTACATCGTAGACTGTCCATCTACCCTTTTTAACAACATATTCTATCTTTTCATTTCTAATAATAGAACCTATTTTTTCTAGAGTCAATTCATCCACCCCTGTTTGAATTTATCTAATTCACTTCTAGACTTGAAGTATCTTGGGGATTCTAAAGAATCTAATCTATTTACTACCCAACATGCCCCACCTAAAGAAGATACTTGGACTATCTCATACTGTCCTTCATTAACAACAATTACTTCTTGAGTGTTAATTTCAGGAACTAATCCATACATTCTAGTTATCTCTCCCGCTATATCATGTATATTATCTACAACATACTTCACAATATGCGCTCTTTGTATTGGTATTTTTGGGGCTACATCTATTTTTAGTGTTCCCGTCATTTTACAAACATGGCACTTATTGCCTTCACAAATAGGACATTTAATTTGTGATTTATGGGGAGCAGGTAATGTCACTGTTACGGCTTTCTTTTTCATTATTCATCACCTAAATGTTCATCTATAATCTGTTTAGCAATTTTATGTGCCTGTCTTAGAGTATGACAATAACCATGATGTTCAATATCAAAAGAAGGGTCATCGCCTTCATAAAAAAATATTTTTAGAAAGGGTTTGCTTACCTTATTTTCTGCGGATATTTCATAAGTTATTCCTCTATATTCTCCCTGCCAATCATCCGGTGTTATCATTTCTTTTCACTCTCCAAACAATATTTACATTTACCAAATCTTCTAGCATAATATTCTTGCATGCTTCTCCAACAAG